CTACTCCAGCTGGCCGCGCCTATCGAAAGGCGTCGGCCATGAAGAATGTCAGTGAAGCAGAGCACGCTGATCGGATCGAATCCACAGTCAACCATGTTCTGCCTGACAGCACTCCCGAGGGCGCTGCACTGCGTGAAGCCGTGCTTGCTGGTAAGTCCGATGATGAAGTAGCCAAGCTCATCAAGGATGTTCAGGCCAACCCACGGTTTGCCCCTGACATTCAGGGTGAAGGTGTTGCCTACGGTATGGGCAAGGGCAACTTCTTCGACAGCATGAATGGCGTCATCGACAAGTTCTACGATGTAATGAACCGTCTTCCGTCTGAGACTCTGTCGCGCAATCCGCTCTTCTTCCAGCTGTACCGTCAGCATGCTTCCGACATGTGGCACATGGCAAAGGAAAGTGGACTAACCAAGATCAGCGCTGCCGAACAGCAGCGCATTGCTGAGCGCGCACGTCAGCTTGCAGTGAAGGACGTCAAGAAGCTAACCTTCAACATGGACTATGAGACGAAGATTGCTCATGCCATGCGCTTCATAGCTCCGTTCTTCGGTCCGACGCAGGAGTCGTTCACTCGATGGGGCAGGATCATCGCAGACAAGCCGGATATCCTTGCTCACGCAGCGAACATCTATACTTCTCCGATTCGGGCTGGCCACACCGTAGACAGCAACGGCAATCTTGTGGATGAAGACGGGTATGTCCACAATGAGGACGGAAGCAAGACTCTAGTTCCAAAGAGCGACATGCACATTCAGTTCCAGGCTCCACAGTGGCTTGCTAAGTCTATCGGCATGGATCAGGGTTCAATCGTTGACATGCCAATCGACACATTGAACCTGGTTCTCCAGAACGATCCGTGGTACAACCCTGGCACTGGACCATGGGTTCAGCTTCCTGCAAACTGGGTCGCCCTTAGGAGCGACCCAGCAGTCGGTGACGCCATGAAGAAGCTCGGAATCCTTCAGCGAGTTACGCAGACTGAGTCGGAACAGATCATGGGCTCCGGTCCAGGCCTGATCAACACTCTTGTTGGTTCTTCCGACAAGGATCAGCAGCAGCGTGACATGGCCTACATCATGCAGTCTGAGAATTACAAGTGGCAGACCGGCATGCGGAGCACTGAGCCAACATGGAAGGAAGTGAAGGACCGCGTCGAAACCAACGCGTATATCAAGGGCTGGATGAAGTTTGCCATGCCAGTCAGTTCCTCCTTCAAGGATCCCTATCAGTACTTCCGTGACCGGTACCAGGAACTCCAGAAGGCTGACCCGAAGACCGCTGATCAGGTGTTCCTAGCCAAGTACGGTGATGCAGCGTTTGCCTTCACTGCCGCCATGACGTACGACAGGAAGGGGCTTCCCGCTACAGCGGAAGCCGTTCGGGCTGACAAGAAGTACTCCTACCTGACTGACGTTGATCCTGACATGGCTCAGCTGATCATTGGTGAATACTCTTCCGGTGAGTTCAGTCAGACTGCCTACGTTCAGCAGATGCGGAGCGGGGAGAGGGTGCAGCTCAGCGCTCAGGAAATCATGAACAAGGCTCAGGCCAACCAGGGCTGGGCACAGTACGACAAGTACATGAACATTGTGAACGCCCGTCTCAAGCAGGCCGGGTTCCAGTCCTTCAATCAGAAGGGTGCCGAGAAGTTCGATACCATGCGTAAGGCTGTCGTCACACTGTTCACTGAGCCTGTCATCAATGGCAAGCAGAACCCGATGTACAACGAGCAGTTCGCCAAGCAGTTCCTGACGATCGACCGGAGCAAGGATGATCGCATCGCCCTGGCGATGAACAAGATTGTTCAGGAGAAGACTCTGATTCAGGATCCGATGCGAAGCGACATCAGGTCGCTCGCATCGTACATGGACTACCGGAACAGCATTCAGAATGTACTTACAGCCCGAGGCAAGACAAAGCACGGGTCTGCCGATATCAAGGCGAAGTCCAATACTGATCTGCGTATACAGTTCTCCAATGCCGTATCAGCTCTGGCCGAGCAGGATACGAAGTTCGAATCTCTCTACAACCGATGGCTGAGTCGAGACATGTACGACCAGCACAATCCGATGGGATGATAAATGTCTACTCCTAGTCCTGGACTTGTCCAGCCGCCCGGCGGTGGACAGCCGTTCGACCCGAACGATTTCATTTCCAACTTCGGCCAGACAACCGCTCCGACGGGCAAGCCATCTACAGCCACCAAGGACCGGTACGGTCCACTGTCCGGAGTTCAGCGCTGGAGATATGCCACTGACCAGCCTGGCTCTGAGGAGCTCCGAATGGGAGCTCCTCAGCTCATGGGAGTGGAGCAGCTTTCTTCCGAGTACTACAACTGGGATCAGAAGCAGAAGGACAGGTTCCGGGCCAGGCTTGGTCTCATCAACAAGAATGCGCTGACTGCGAGTGACAGCGATCTGGCAAAGACGTGGGCCGACTATGTTCAGCAGTCGGCCAACTACTTCTCTGCCGGTGTGACTCTTTCTCCTGACGACATCCTGGACAAGGACATTGCCGCCCGCTCAACTCAGAGTCTTGCTGGTACAAAGACGACTACTACGACCGATACCAATCTCACCAGTAGGCAGGATTCGGATGCCATCTTCAACAGCGCGGCCAAGGCGCTCCTCGGGCGAGCGCCGACCCCAGAAGAGTACGCAGCGTTCCAAGGGACTCTCAACTCCGCAGAAGCTGCCAATCCTGTTCAGGCCACCACGACCACCACGACCGACGAATTCGGAAACGCGGTAAGTTCCAGTCGAACCAGCACCGGTGGTATCGGTGCTGGTGGTGCACAGCTTCTGGCCCAGCAGGCAGCACAGGCCAATCCGGAATATGGCGCATACCAGGCGGCAACTACCTACTGGAACGCTGCCATGCAGATGATCCAGCGAGGGTACTAAGTGGCAGTCAATGGCAATGATGTAGTCAAGTATCTGATGCAGTTCCTTGGCACGCCGTATGTATGGGGTGGAACCAGCCCGAGCGGTTTCGACTGCTCGGGCCTACTCCAGTACGGCTTTGCTCACTTCGGAATCAACATCGCACGAGTAACCAATGACCAGATCGGTCAGGGCAAGGCCATCGACTGGGATCAGATGCAGGCTGGCGATGCCATCTACTTTGACACTGATCCGAACCGTGCTGGACCTGACCACGTTGGTATCTATATTGGCAATGGCAAGATGCTTCAGGCTCCCAAGACAGGCGACGTCGTCAAGATCACTGACATCACCTCCGGGTATTACGCCCAGAGGTTCATGGGTGCACGCAGGTTCAACGGAGTTGAGGGCGGGGGAGACAGCAACACCGACTGGAAGTCTCAGTCTCCTACCGAACGAAAGCTTGACCCTGATGAGATGGCTGCACAGTACGGACTGAGCTGGGCATTCCTCAACTCTGACCCAAGCCTGAAGAAGCTATTCGATGATGCTGTCGGCGGTAACTGGACCGCCGACAAATTCCAGGCGGAGATGAAGAACACCGACTTCTGGAAGAACAACAGTGCTGCACAGCGGCAGGCCAAGCAAATGAAGGCTTCAGATCCTGCCACCTATCAGGCTGCCGTCGAAGCAAACAAGGTGAAGATACGCGTGAAGGCTGGTGAGATGGGCGCCAGTATTCCTGACAGTGCTCTCGATCAGATGGCTGATGACATGCAGATGACTGGCATGTCCGAGGAGCAGCTGAATGGAATCATGAGTGGCTACATCGACTATGTCAATGGAAGTCTTGGTGGCATGGCTGGCCAGCATGAGACTGTGATGCGCAAGTACGCATCGGACATGGGTGTTGATATCAATCAGCAGGCTATCAAGAACTACGCACAACTTATGATCAAGGGCGTGAGTAGCGAGCAGGACTTCAGGAACTTCATCGACAACCAGGCTGTCTCTTCCTTCCCCGCTTTCGAAGAGCAGATCAAGGCCGGTTCCACTATGAAGAACATTGCCAATCCCTACATTCAGATGATGGCTCAGACGCTGGACATGAATCCTTCAGCGATTACTCTTAAAGATCCCACCATCATGGGTGCACTCAACAGCATTGGGCAGGATGGTAAGCCGATCGGTAAGACGCTGTCCGAATTCAGCAACACTCTACGTGGTGACCCGCGCTGGCGATCCTCCAATGAAGCGATGAAGCAGGCTACCAGCACAGCCAATCGCATTCTCAAGAACTGGGGGCTCATCTAATGGCCAAAATTTCGCGCGAAGAGATGGCATCCAAGTACGGTTACACTGTGGCGTTCATGAATGCCTATCCCGAGATCGGTCAGCTCATCGAGAAGGCAGTCAAGGAAGACTGGACTGCTGACAAGTTTCAGGCTCAGCTTCGAAACACCAACTGGTGGAAGACCACACCGGACTCTGGCCGTAAGGCTGCAACCATGTGGTCTTCTGATCCTGCTGAGTGGGCGGCCCTGTGGGGCCGCACGCAGACTCACATTATTAGCCTTCTTGGAGCATCCGGTGGAAACACTGGAGACTGGAACATCATCAACTCTCTGGCTGGCAAGGCCATCTATGAGGGATGGAATGATGAGCGACTAAACTATGAGATCGGAAGCACCATACAGTTCGGATCGGGTGGCTTTGCTGGTGGGAAAGCCGGTCAAGTCCAGCAGGAACTCAACTCCTACGCGTACAGCATGGGAGTGAAGAACGCTGACTGGTGGATGGAGAATGCTGTTCGTGGAGTTGTGGGCGGAGGGAAGAATATCCAGGACTTCAAGAACGACATCATGAAGCAGTCCATTGCCGCATTCCCCGGCTGGGAAGACCAGCTCAAATCTGGTCAGACCATGACTGACATCGCTCAGCCGTACATGCAGTCCATGTCGCAGATCCTTGAGATCGCACCAGGGCAAGTGAACCTGTTCGATCCAACAATCAAGGACGCCCTATCCTGGCGCGACAAGGACGGCTCCGCCAAGTCCAAGCCGCTATGGCAATTTCAGAACGATCTACGCCATGACGATCGGTGGAAGAAGACCCAGAATGCACAGGATTCCGTCATGGGTACTGCACACAGCATCCTTCAACAGTTTGGATTCTACAGCTAATGGCTATCAACATTCCCACGCAGCAGTCTCCAGACCGTGGCATCTTCAGCTCCGGCCAACAGGGTGGAACATCTGTCGTTCTTCCCGATCGCACCCCACCCAAGATTCCAGACGTCTATGTTCCAGGAGAACTTGAAGGGCAGCTGAGCGGAGAGCAGCGAGATGCGTTCGCTGCTCTCAACAATATCTTCAGCCAGTACGGCCTTGGTAGTCTCGCACCGAAGATTGTCAACTACCTCAAGAACGGCTTCAGTGCAGACACCATCTCCATTCTACTCCAGGACACTCCGGAGTATAAGCAGCGCTTTGCTGGCAATGAGGTGCGAAAGCAGAAGGGGCTGCCTGTCCTCTCCCCCGCTGAATACCTGAGTACCGAGGCAAGCTATCGCCAGCTCATGCGACAGGCAGGTCTTCCCGAAGGCTTCTATGATCAGCCTTCGGACTTTAGTGATTTCATCGGCAAGGACGTTAGCCCGACCGAACTGAAGTCGCGAGTCGATCTCGCGACTACTGCCACCACTCTTGCTTCTCCTCAGCTAAAGGAAGCGCTTCAGGGGATGTATGGTCTCGGTGATTCCAGCATCACTGCTTACCTGCTTGATCCTGAGCGAGCGCTTCCTCACATTCAGAAGCAGATTGCCGCAGCGCAGATCGGCGCTGAGGCCCTGAAGCGTGGACTCAAGGTCAGTGGTCACGCTGAGGATTACGCTGTCGCTGGTGTTAGTCCGCAGCAGGCGGCTCAGGCTTACGGTAACATCGCCCAGCAGCTTCCTGGCTTCACCGCAGCTGGTTCCGCGTTCGGAACCAGCATCAATCAGGATGTTCTAGAGCAGGCTTACCTTGGCCCTGTCTCCAACAATCAGGCCGAGCGGACAGTCACCAACCTTGCCAGCTGGAACCGTGCACGTGCTTCCGGTCAGGCTGCTGGTGCTCGTGCTGGTCTTGCGCGCAGCACTTCGGGACAACTATAAATGTAGTGGTAGGGGCGAACCGGATCCGGTTCGCTTAAACGACAGAACATGTGCCCTTCACTACTAGCAATAGCTCAATGGTAGAGCGCCGCGTTTGGGACGCGGAGGTTCGGGGTTCGAGTCCCTGTTGTTAGACATTCCTGCTGGCCACAGGTTGCACAGGTGGCGACTCCTTGTGCGTAAAAGTGCGAGTCGCACTTGCATTGCTTGTGTAATGGCTGCACGCCGGAAAATATCCGGAGGTACGGGTTCGAGTCCCGTGCAATAGCACCCCCCTAAGAGGTTCCGGAATGGCGACAGGACCGGGTAATGCGAAGAGTCGCGGTTGCATCTAAGTCTCAATGGTAGAGCTGGGGCGTACCACATCCCCGAAGTACGGGTTCGAATCCCGTGATGCATACTCCAAACCCCACCGACCGGCCGGGTGTTTGCGTACATAGTCCGGTAGAACAAGTCTGGCCCGCGTACCCCGACGCGGGCTTTAGTGTTCGCCCACATCAATCACTAGGGAGTATGTCAGATGACTGACGCATGGGACTACGACGAGTCCGACAACCAGCAGAACGGGCCAAAGGCACTGCGAGACGCATACAAGGCCCAGAAGGATGTCAACGAGAAGCTGATGGATCGTCTCAACAAGCTTGAGGCCGAGTCCAACCGCAATCGTGTTGCGGACATGTTCGAATCTCAGGGTGTACCGCGTGGTGCAGCCAAGTACTACAACGGTGACACCGACCCCGAAAAGGTCAATGCGTACGTCACTGAAATGCGCGCCGCTTTTGGCGGTGCTTCCGTTCCCCAGACTGAATCTGTTCCGGCTCCAAGCACTGACGAACAGCTGAAGCTTCAGAATCTTATGCAGGCTGGTGCGAACGGTGACCCGGGTACCAACTTCGACATTGCACAGTCGAAGCTTAACGACCCGAACCTCTCTCAGGCAGAACGTATCGCGGCCTGGCAGGAATTCGCTCGACTTCAGAAGTAGAACCTGTGGGCCGCATCCCCCAAATGATTGGATGTGAATAATGGCGAACGCCTTTACCGGTACTGCTGCAATGCAGAACCTGGTACAGACCGCCTTCGACCGCGAACTTGAGTTCGCTCTCCGCGCTCAGCCCATCTTCCGCAAGGTGGCTGACAAGCGTCCGGCGCAGCAGGCCATGCCTGGTTCCAGCGTCGTGTTCGAGATCTATCAGGACCTGGCTCAGCAGATCACCCCGCTCAACGAGCTGGTTGACCCAGACGCCGTTGCGGCAGGTAACCCGACCACTGTCACCGTCACTCTGCTTGAGTACGGTAACGCCATCCTGGTCAGCAACAAGCTCGA